CCAAGGCTGGCACCTCCCTCATCCGCCAGCTCGTCGATGCAGGTACCCTATCTAACCTTCCCGGGGGCCTCAAGTCCCGTGGGCTGCGTATCAAGGGCGACGACACCCCCATCGAGCCCGGCGAGTGGAAGGACGTGGACGTGCCGTCTGGGTCGATCCGCGACAACATCATGCCCCTGCCCTACAAGGAGCCTAGCCAAACCCTGCTGGCCCTCCTGAACCAGATCACCACGGAAGGGCGGCGTCTGGGCGCGATCAGTGACATGAACATCTCCGACATGTCGGCTAACGCCCCGGTCGGAACCACGCTGGCGCTCCTTGAGCGGACCCTGAAGCCCATGGCTGCGGTACAGGCCCGGGTGCACTACGCCATGAAGCAAGAGTTCAAGATGCTCAAGGCGATCATGGCAGAATATGCCAGCCCGGATTACAGCTATCAGCCGCATAGAGGCGAAGTGAGTGCTCGCCAAGCGGACTACATGATGGTGGACGTGATCCCCGTCAGCGATCCGAACAGCAGCACCATGGCCCAGCGCGTCGTGCAGTACCAAGCGGTGCTCCAGATGGCGCAGCAGGCTCCGCAGATTTACGACCTCCCTCAGCTTCATCGCCAGATGATCGAGGTGCTTGGCATTAAAAATGCCGACAAACTTGTTCCTACCAAGGACGACGCGAAACCGACCGATCCGGTCAGCGAGAACATGGACGCGCTCATTGGCAAGCCGATCAAGGCGTTCATCTACCAAGATCACGACGCCCATATCGCCACCCACACGGCGTTTATGCAGGACCCCATGATCGCCCAGACCATCGGGCAGAACCCGCAAGCGCAGCAGATCATGATGTCCCTGCAGGCTCACATTGCCGAGCACCTTGGGTTCAGCTACCGCAAGCAGCTTGAAGAGAAGCTGGGGGCACCGCTCCCGCCGCCCGGAGAGGAGCTACCGGAGGACATCGAGGTCCAGCTCTCCCGTCTCGTTGCACAGGCAGGGGCGCAGCTTACCCAAGCCCACCAGCAACAGGCGGCGCAGCAGCAAGCCCAGCAGCAGGCTCAGGACCCCATGTTCCAGCTCCAGCAGGCAGAGCTTCAGATCAAGGCGCAGGAGGCTCAGCGCAAGGCCCAGAAGGACATGGCCGACATTCAGCTTCGTGCCGCCGAGCAGCAGCGTAAGGCTCAAAAAGATCAGACTGATGCAGCCCTTGAGGCCCAGCAGCTACAGCTCAGCCAGACCGAGTTGGCTGTAGAGGCCCAGAAGGACGGCATCAAGCTGAAGCAAGCTCGCCAGCAAGCAGACCGCGAGTTTGAAATGAAGGTGATGCAGGAGATGCAGAACCGCCAAAACCAAGGGCCGACTAGAGAATAACCATGGCAAAAACCGTCTTTGACGTGCTAACGGAACAAATCGACTCGCAGTTGGAGTCAGCAAAGGACTTCCTCAGCTCTGGGGCTGCTAAAAGCTACGAGGGCTATCGGGAAGTTGTTGGACTTATTCGGGGTCTTGAGTCCAGCAAAGGGTTAATCGCAGACCTCTCGCGCAACTATATGGACGATAACGATGACTAACGTGGCCGAAGAATTAGTTGAAGGCGCCCTTGAGGCGGAAGCAGCACTCACCGAAGAGGAACTTGAAGCACAACTCCCAAAGCCTGTTGGCTATCGCATCCTTATTGCTCTTCCGCAGATCGAAGAGAAGTTTGAGGGCAGCGAGTTAATTAAGACCAGCCAAATTAAGCAGCAGGAGCAAGTGCTGTCCATCATCGGTGCCGTTATTGATATGGGCAACGAATGCTATGGCGACAAAGAGCGTTTCCCGACCGGGCCTTGGTGCCAAGTTGGGGACTTTGTGATGTTCCGGGCCAATTCCGGTACCCGGTTCAAGATTGGTGGTACGGAGTACCGCCTTATGAATGACGACAATATTGAAGCTGTCGTCACCGACCCTCGCGGTATTACGAGAGCGTAAGGAGAGTTAGATGGCGTTCCAACCCGTAGAGTATGAGTTTCCTGATCCCGAGAAAGCGGAGAAGGATAGCTTTGAGATCGAGCTTGAGCCCAGCAGTGCTGAGCCCATGCAAAAGCCCGACAAGGCAAAGAAGGAAGAGCCCGTCGAAACGCTGAAGGCCGACGACCTTGAGGTTGAAGTCGTTGATGATACGCCGAAAGCGGATCGTGGCAGGAAGCCCTCTGAGCCCCCGGAGGATGTCACTGAGGAAGAACTTCAGGACTACTCGGAGAAGGTGCGTCGCCGCATCCAGCACTTCTCTAAGGGCTACCACGACGAGCGTCGAGCCAAGGAGCAGGCCCTGCGTGAGCGCCAAGAGTTGGAACGCCTAGCCCAGCAACTTGTTGAAGAGAACAAGCAGCTCAAGGGCAGTGTTACCAAAAACCAGACCGTGCTTATTGAGCAGGCCCGTCGTTCTGCCGCTGCCGAACTTGAAATGGCTAAGCGTACATATCGCCAAGCCTATGAGTCTGGCGAGGCTGATGCAGTATTAGACGCACAGGACAAGCTAACTAATGCACGGCTTAAACTTGAGCGCGTAAATAACATCAAGTTGCCTGCTTTACAGGAAAAAGAAGTTCCTGTAGAAACGCAACAACAGCAACAGGTTTATAACGCCCCGGCACCACAGGTCGATACGAAGGCGCAGGAATGGCAACAAGCCAACCCGTGGTTTGGTACCGACGACGAAATGACTAGCTTTGCGCTGGGGTTGCATTCAAAGCTAGTCAAAAGTGGGGTTGACCCACAGAGTGACGAATACTACGAGACGATTAACTCTCGTATGCGAAGTATCTTCCCCGACAACTTTGAGGACACGAGCCTTGAAGAAGTTGAGGAAGAGAAGCCAAAACGCAGAGCGAATGTGGTTGCACCCGCTACGCGGAGCACGGCGCCTAAGAAGGTGCGATTGACGCAAACACAGGTGGCTATTGCAAAACGGCTTGGGGTTCCTTTGGAACTATACGCCAAAAAGGTTGCAGAAGAGATGAGGAAGGCAAATGGCTGAGAATCGTATTAACCGTGAACTTCAGACCCGTGAAAAGACGGCCCGTAAGCGTGCATGGCAGCGACCGGAATTGCTTCCGAATCCCATGCCGGAAGAGGGGTACACCTATCACTGGGTCCGGGTTAGTACGCTCGGTACAGCCGACGCCACTAACGTTTCCTCAAAACTCCGTGAAGGCTGGGAGCCTGTGAAGGCAGCGGATCATCCTGAAATCACCATGGTCACCGTTGAAAACGAACGGTTTGCGGACAACGTGGTGATTGGTGGTCTGATGCTCTGTAAGGCCCCGGTGGAGCTTGTCGAAGAGCGCAATGAGTACTACAACGACCAAACTAGGGCTCAGATGCAATCGGTAGACAACAACTTCATGCGAGAGAACGACCCGCGTATGCCGCTTTTCAATGAGCGCAAAACGAAGGTCACCTTTGGTTCTGGGTCTTGATACTTTCTAGGAGTCTAACATGGCTTATCCGACTGTAAGTGGGCCGTACGGCCTAGTTCCGGTCAAGCTGATCAGCGGCACGCCCTTCGCAGGCGTGACCCGTCAGTACAAGATTGCTTCTGGCTATGCCACGAGCATCTTTGCTGGCGATGCTGTGAAACTTGTCACCGGTGGAACTGTTGAGCGTGATACGTTCGACGCTGCTATGACGCCGATTGGGGTGTTCATGGGCTGCTCCTACACCGACGCCACCCTTGGCAAGGTGTTCCGGCAGTACTTCCCCGCGAGCACGGCTGCTTCCGACATCATGGCTTATGTTGTCGATGCAACCGACGTGCTCTTCAAAGCGGCTGTTGTGTCCTCGGGCACGACGATTGGTGATTTGGCACTGACTGACCTCGGCGCCAACGTTGCTGGTGTGGACAACACCGGGGACACCGCTTCGGGTAACTCCCGTTGCGCGATCTCTGACACGTCCGCAACCACCAACACTCTGCCTTTCCGCATCGTTGGTCTCGTCGAAGAGACCAAGAACGCATCCGGTGGTTACACCGAGGCGTACGTGAAGTGGAACGCAGGTCACCAGCTCTCTAACACGACCGGCGTCTAAGGAGTGATGTAACATGGCTATTTCACGCGCCCAACTACTGAAAGAACTCCTGCCGGGGCTTAACGCTCTGTTTGGCATGGAGTACGCCAAGTACGGCGAAGAGCACGCCGAAATCTACGAAACCGAGTCCTCGGATCGGTCCTTCGAAGAAGAGGTGAAGCTGTCTGGCTTCTCGGCAGCGCCTGTCAAGAACGAAGGTGCAGCCATCGAGTACGACAGTGCTCAAGAAGCATGGACCGCACGCTACACGCACGAGACCATCGCCATGGGCTTCTCCATCACGGAAGAAGCAATGGAAGACAACCTGTACGACTCCCTGTCTTCCCGCTACACCAAGGCACTGGCTCGCGCAATGGCCTACACCAAGCAGGTCAAAGCAGCCTCCGTGCTCAACAGCGCCTTCAGTGGCACCACCTACGG